AGCAGCAAAGATTCTGCCACGGTTTCCAAGTCGTTCTAATCGCTCGTGGCAGCCCTCTACACAGCGTGATTCGGGGGTTCCTGGCCCCCAGCAGGCGGTGCACGGGGCGTGCGAAGCCTGTCCCGCTACACGCTCCGCTGATCGGCCTACACGAGCCCTCAGGTCGGATGCACCGCCTCGATCGGGGCGCGGAGCGCCCCTCTCGAACTGGCGGTCATCCCCTCTGACCTGCACCTTCTCCTCCGCTGGAAAGTTTCTGAAGAAAGTTTCAAAGGCGATGTTGCCAAACAGCCCTCTCCGACCGACTGTATAGATGTAAGGATCTAACAGTGAAGGGGAGAGAAGATCGAAGGAGCGTTAGCGACTGAGATCTTCTTGGGGAAGAACAAGAGATAAGAACTAGAACCTTCAGCCTTAGACCTTAGGTCTTAGACCTAAGGCCGTTAGAGAGCTTGCCCCTGGGTCCATGGGTCGCCGTAGGCGTCCCGCAGGGTCGCGTCAGCGACCCGATACGTGGTCGGGGGCCTAAACGTCCTGAGACGCCTGAACGCCGAGCTGCTCCGCGATGAGGCCCAAGACTTCGGTCTGGACCTTCGCCTCCTGTACGAGGGTACGCATCCGCCAGGAGATCGCGATGAGCGCAATGTCGCCGGCCAGGAACATGAAGAGACCGAGAGTCATGGGGTCATCTTCGCATGTCTCGGGGATCACACAGTTCGGGGAGGTGTCCATCCGTGTCGTGGGCCAACTCAACCAGACGAGATCGCCTCCCCGACGATTGGCCCGTACGTCGCCGGAAGGTGATGAAGCGGGACAGGTACCAGTGCCAGTGGCGACTCCCTGATGGGTCGCTCTGCTTGGACACCGCTACCGACTGCGACCACAAGGTTGCAGGCGACGACCACCGGCTGGAGAACCTCCAGGCTCTCTGCCCCATGCACCACGCTCGCAAGAGCGCTGGCGAGGGCGGCACCGCCGTGTGGGCGAAGAAGAAGGCAGCGGCCAAGAAGTTCGTGCGGGTCGAGGACCACCCCGGCCTAATCCACTAGCCATTCCTGCGTAGCTCAGTCGGTAGAGCAGGGGATTGTTAATCCCTTTGTCGGAGGTTCGAGTCCTCCCGCAGGAGCGCGGTCGGGGTCCATATTCGTGGGTAGCCCTGACCAGCTTTCTAGTTCACCGCCGTTCTCAGGAACTGGCGGTGTTTGTCTTACCCACCCGTTTCCTCGTGTCTCGGGTTTATGCCAGGGGTTGAGATATCGCGCTACCCGATAACTCCCCCATTGCCCCGAGTCGAGCACAGTGACCCCTCTCCCCGCTGGTGCTCCTCGGGGCTTCTTTGTCGTTTCTGAAAGGAAGTCCTGATGACCAACGCCTTCACCCTTGTCGCCGCGCCCTCGATGTCGCGCCCGCAGATCTCCGAGGACAAGTTCCAGGAGGATGCCACGCAGATCAAGGAGCTTATGGGCGAGTCTGGCATCGCAGGCTTCACGGAAGTCAGTCACGAGCCGATCAAGCAGATCGCCCGCGAGGTCTTCGGCAAGAACCGCGCCGGCCTCGCCGCATCCGACTGTCCGATCGTGTGGACCGACGACTTCGTGCGCGTCTCCGGTGGGGTCGAGTTCGGGGCCAAGGGCATCCGCCGCATCGCTCCTGACCGCCACACCACCTGGACCATCCTCCTGCGGAACGACGGTCTCAGGGTCGGAGTGATCGCCGTGCATATGCACCCCGGTGGCTGGAGGCCCCGAGGTGCCCAGCGTCCCGTCGCGTGGCTCATCCGCCGCCGCTGGCGACAGCACTACCGGAAGATCCAGGACCGCATCGCGTACCTGTCGAGCCGCTGCGACCTCGTGGTCATGGTGGGCGACATCAACCACCCCGGCCTCACCACATGGCCCGGTCTGTACCGCATCAGCTCTCGCGGCCTCCTCTACGTCGGGGTCAGCCAGAACGCCGGACATGGGAACCCCACGCCACACCCGCAGAACGCCGACCACGACGCCGTGAGCGTTCCGATTCGACCCGGAGGCAAGCATGGCTAGAGGCCCTGTTCCGAACAGGTCTGAGGACCTCGCTCGCCCCCGCGAGCGCAAGGGCAGCGACCGACCCGAGATCACTCGCGGCGAGCTCCGCGACGTAACGATCCCCGAGGCCGACCCCGACTGGCACCCCATCGCCCACATGCTGTGGGAAGGGCTGATGGCCTCGGGTCAAGCCGACTTCTACCAGCAGAGCGACTGGGCCTTCGCCTACTCCCTGATGGAAGACCTCACCCGCTACAAGGAGCCGTACAAGGTCGACCCCGAGACCGGGGAGATCAACTACGGCAAGCGGTCTGGGCAGATGCTCCAGACCATCTACTCCGCGATGGAGCGCCTTCTCGTGACCGAGGGCGATCGTCGCCGTGCTCGCATCGAGCTCACCGCACCCGACACCAGCGATGAAGACGCAGCAGTGCTCGTCCTCGCTGACTACTCCGACGCTCTCGGCATCGAGGACGACGCCTGACGGTCACCAAGGAGGTGGCTGCCATTACTGCGTACGTCAAGCCCAAGGGCCTCACGATCGAGGAGATCGAGGCCCTGGAGCACATCTTCCTCGGCCCCACGTGGCAGAAGAACGAGTTCGGCAAGTGGCACCTCCCCGAGCGCACGCTCGGCTGGGAGATCGCCGTGTGGTGCTCGAAGTGGATGAACGGCATGGACGGGAAGCCCTGGCGCTTCACGCCCGAGCAGCTCCGCTTCGTGCTCTGGTGGTACGCCCTCGACGAGAACGGTCGCTTCGTCTACCGCACTGGAGTCCTCCAACGGATGAAGGGCTGGGGTAAGGACCCGCTCCTCGCCGTGATCTCGCTCGTCGAGTTCGTCGGCCCCAGCCGCCCGAAGATGACCCCGTACGGCATGGAGTACCAGACCCTCGAAGGTGCGCCTTCCGGCCACAGCCGGCAGCCCAAGGGCGAGGCCCACCCGCAGGCATGGGTTCAGATCACGGCTGTCTCGCAAGAGCAGACCACGAACACCATGTCGATGTTCCCGATCCTCATGTCGGACGCGATGATCGCCAACTTCGGCATCAAGCCGGGTGCTGAGCTGATCCGCGCCGATGGTGGCAAGAAGCGCCTCCAGGCGGTCACCAGCTCGTACCGAGCGATCGAGGGTAAGCGGACCACCTTCACGCTGCTGAACGAGACCCACCACTGGGTCCTTGGCAACGACGGCCACAAGATGGCCGAGACCATCGACGGTAACGCGACCAAGATGAAGTCGCGCTACCTCGCGATCACCAACGCCTACCTCCCTGGCGAGGACAGCGTTGCGGAGCGAATGCGCGAGTCCTGGCAGAAGGTTCAGGATGGACGCGCCCTCGACATCAAGATGCTCTACGACAGCATCGAGGCCCACCCGCTCACGCCGCTGACCCCCGACGCCCTACGGATCGTGCTCCCGAAGATCCGTGGCGATGCCGTCTGGCTGGACATCGAGGACATCATCCTCTCGGTCCTCAACACCCAGATCGCTGCGTCTCGCTCTCGCCGGATGTACCTCAACCAGATCGTCGCTGAAGAGGACGCGATCTACGGCCCCGAGCACTGGCTCCCCCTCGAAGACGTGGACGCCATGCTGATGCCGGGTGACGAGATCGTGCTCGGCTTCGATGGTGGTCGGACCGACGACGCCACAGCCCTCGTGGCCCTGCGGGTGCGCGACATGTGCGCGTTCCTGCTGATGATCGAGGAGAAGCCGGACAACTGGCCCACCGGCCAGGACGCTCCGAAGTGGCAGGTCAACACAGAGATCGTCGACTCTGCGGTGCACGACGCCTTCCGCCAGTACAAGGTCAAGGGCTTCTATGCCGACGTGGCGCTCTGGGAGTCCTACATCGACAACTGGGCTGCGACCTACCGCGAGACCCTCACGGTCAAGGCATCCGGCCAGCACGCGATCGCGTGGGACATGCGGTCCTCCGACCAGCGCGTCACCCGAGCTCACGAGCGTCTGATGCAGGCCGTCTTCGACGGCATGATCCGGCACGACGGAGATGCAGACCTTCGACGCCACGTGCTCAACGCACGGCGGCGCGTCAACAACTACGGCATCAGTTTCGGCAAGGAGAGCCGAGAGTCTCCCCGCAAGGTGGACGCCTACGCGGCTCTGATGCTCGCCCATGAAGCCCTACACGATCTGCGCACCTCGGCTAAGCCCGAGAAGAAGCGCACTGGTCGTGGTTACTTCCTGTAGGAGTGTGCACTGTAGATGCCTTCCATCGTGACACTTGCCGCCGAGATGCTCGCCATCATCAACAACGACCACGAGCGGCTCATCCGAATCGACGACTACCTGCACGGTAGGCACGACGACCCGTACATGCCCCAGAACGCTGACGGCGAGTACCGCCTGCTGGCAACGCGGGCGATCTCGAACTGGATGCCCCTGCTCGTCGGTACGCCGGCGCAGGCCCTGTACGTCGACTCGTTCCGCCCCAGTCGCTCCACCGCTGCTGACGCGGCCAAGTCCCCCGAGTGGGAGCACTGGCAGGAGAGCCGCCTCGACGCCCGACAGCAGGCCGTCCACCGTGGCGCTCTCGCCTACGGCCACTCGTTCACGCTGACCGAGAAGCTGAAGAGCGGGAAGATCCGCACCAAGGGTCTCTCCCCGCTTCGCACGGCTGCGCTGTACGAGGACGCGGCCAACGACTACGACCCCTACGCCGCGCTGCACATCCTGTCCATGCCGAGCGGCAAGACGAAGGGCAAGGCCCGCGTCTGGGACGGCAAGCGCGAGTACCAGATCACCTTCGAGGGGATGCTCAAGGATCAGAAGATCCAGGTGCTCAACCAGAAGAGCCACGGCGCTCCCGAGTGCCCTGTCACCCGGTTCGCAGCGCAGGTCGACCTTGAGGGTCGCACGCTCGGTGTGATCGAGCCGCTCATCCCGATCCAGAACCGGATCAACCAGACGGTCTTCGACCTGCTGGTCGCCCAGACCTACGGCTCGTTCAAGGTCCGCTGGGTCACCGGCATGGCTCCCCCGATGGAGCTCGTACCGGGCTGGGTCGACCTGGACGGCAACCCCGTTCCGCAGGGCACCCCCGGCGCTGTCGAGGGCATGATCGAGCGGCCCGTCAACATCGACCACAACGCTCGCCGGTTCCTCTTCGCTGAGGACGACAACGTGAAGTTCGGCTCGCTCGACGAGACCCCACTCGACGGGTTCATCTCCTCGATCGAGATGAGCGTCAAGCACCTCTCTGCCATCGCGCAGGTTCCCCCGCACCACCTCCTCGGCCAGATCGCGAACCTCTCTGCTGAAGCCCTCCAGGCTGCGGAGACCTCGCTGAGCCGCATGGTCGAGTCCTTCCGCAAGTCCTTCGGTGAGAGCTGGGAGCGAGTCTTCCGGCTGGCCGGCGCTCTTGCTGGCGACGAGTCGGTGTACTCCGACGAGTCCGGCGAGGTCCTCTGGCGCGACATGGAGCAGCGCTCGCTCGCTCAGTCGGCTGACGCCCTCGGCAAGCTGTCCGAGTCCCTCCAGATCCCCAAGCGTGGTCTGTGGTCTCGCGTTCCCGATGTCACTCAGAACGAGATCGACTACTGGAACGAGCTGCGGGACGAGGACAACCTCGACGGCCAGATGGTCGACGCGCTTCACCGAGCCTCGGCTCCTGGTGCTGCCGCGACGAGCACGCGCACGATCGGCAACCTCGACCCGAAGCTGGGGTAACCCATGGCCGAGACGACTCCGAATCCCGAACAACTCGCGGAGATGGAGCGCGCTGACTCGCTCTATCAGGCGGCTCTCGTCGCCATCGGAGCGCAGACGGTCAGAGAGACCCTCTCGCTGTGGTCAGACGTTCCTCCCCTCCCTAACAATGCCAGCAGCCAAGCCACTGCGAAGTGGCTGGCCGCTGCCGTGGCGTACGTGATGCACCGCAGGCTCCGAGCCCGCGATCTCGCGCTCGCCTACTACCGCTACCAGCGGGCTCTCGCCACCGGGAAGACCATCGGTCTACCGGGACAGCAGAACCCGCCCTTCATCTCGCTTCCTGAACTGAAGCGGGAGTTCGAGGCCAGCCTTAGCGCCGGTCAGCCAGACACCACGCCGGTCGCACCCGTCAAGGTCGACCACGAGGTTCCTGACTGGGCGAAGGTGCCTATCCCTGTCGAAGAGATCCCCGGTCTTCAGGACCAGCTGGATCAGATCGAGGCCGATGCAGAGACGGAGCTCCAGGCGAGCCTCCACACCCTCGGCCCCTACAACCTCGACAAGAAGATCAACGACCTCAAGCCGGCCGATTCTGTCGACCAGTCCGACAAGGACAGGGCACAGGCTCACTCGGAGGCCGGTAACCGCCAAGCCGCTTCTGCGGCCCGCCAGTCGATGAATGGGGCTAGAGGCCCCCTCTTCGCTGTTGGGTCCTCGGACGGCGGGATTCTGGGCTTCGTACGCGCATCGAAGACCGGCACTCCCTGCGGTTGGTGCGCCATGTTGATCTCACGAGGCTTCGTGCCGACGCCCCATGGCAAGGCGCTCTACAAGAGCAACCAGGGCTCAGGTGAACAGAGCGATGGCTCCATCGTCACCTTTGGCGACCTCGACCTCTACCACGACAACTGCCAGTGCTACTGCATCCCGATCTTTAGCACCGCGCAGCTCAAGAGTGCGCAGTTCGCACTCAACCGCGAGTACGCGGCGCTGTGGCCCCAAGTGACCAAGGGCCTCGGCGGCAAGGACGCCCTCAAGGTTTGGAGGCGTCACTTCAGACAAGCCAAGTCGCAGAAGACCCAGGTGGCAGCGGCGTAATGGCGCAACCGATCCAGGAGATCAAGTGACCGATCAGAACACCAACGAGTCCACCCCGGCTGAGAACGCCGAGGAGACCACCAACGCTGAGACCGAGCAGAAGCCGGCCAACACCGACCCCGCCGAGGGCGAGGAGAACACCGAGGGCAACGAGTCCGAGGAGAACGAGGCTGGCGACGAGCTGCCCGACTGGGCACGCGAGAAGCTGACCAAGGCGAACAGCGAGGCCGCGAACTACCGCACGAAGCTGCGGGAGGCCGAGGAGAAGCTGAAGAACGTCAAGACCCTCGAAGAGGTCGACACGCTGCTGGCTGAGTTCCAGGCCCAGCGAGAGGCTGAGGACGCCGAGAAGGCCAAGGTCCAGCACGAGCTTCTGATCGAGAACATCGCCCTCAAGTACAAGCTCCCGGCGAAGCTCGCCAAGCGTCTCCAGGGTTCCACCCGCGAGGAGATCGAGGCTGACGCCAAGGAGCTCGCTTCCGACTTTGCGGAGGAGGCCGAGCCCGAGCACCTCGAAGGTGGGCTCACTCCCCGCGTTCGCGATGAGGACGCAGACAGCGACCCCCGCGAGCTGGCACGGAAGTACGGACGCGGTTCAAAGCGCCGCTGATCCAACCCCCACACACGACACGTAAGGCCCCTTCGGGGGCCTTTCTTCATTTCTAAGGAGAAGCCCTTACATGGCTACCAACCCTGGCAACGTCGGCGCTGAGATCGGCGTCGTCAAGCCGCAGAAGATCGTCGACACCGGCATCGGCCTGCTTGAGCAGGAGCTCATCGTCCCCCGTCTGTTCCAGAAGGAGGGCATCGACAACTTCCGAGGTTCCGAGAACGACACCATCTCCGTCAAGGTCGGCGGGGTTCTGCCCTACCGCGAGTACGAGTGGCGCTCGGGTAGCGCGAACTCCTCGACCCCTGGCGTCCGTCAGGCCATCGAGTTCGATGTTTACAACGAGCGCAAGATCCCGGTCTCGTTCGGTGGCAACGCCTACTCGGCTGTCGCCCTCACTGACGAGCAGGCTGAGATGGACCTCCAGCGCTGGGCCGACATCATCACCCCGCAGGCGCAGGCTCTGGCCCGTGGTCTGAACCGTGGCGCGATCGACGCGCTGGAGGCGGCTCCGTATGAGGTCGTCATCGGTGACGCGGCTGCGAACCTTCGCGGCGCGCTGATCGAGGCTCGGCGTGTGCTGAACGCCCTCAACGTTCCGGCTGGCGACCGCTACATGGTCGTGGGCTCGAACTTCGAGGCCGTGCTGCTCGACGACGAGAAGCTCATCAACGCCGCCAACGTCGGTGACGCGATCGCGGAGAGCGCCCTCCAGGAGGCGTCCCTCGGTCGGAAGTTCGGCTTCACCTTCGTCGTCGACCAGACCATCGACCCCGACGCCGCCTACGCCTTCGCGGGCAACGGCTTCGTGTTCCTGAACGCCGCCCCGGCTGCGCCGGCCTCCATCAAGCAGGCCGCGACCTCCAGCCTCGACGGCGTGTCCATGCGCTGGATGACCGACTACGACCTGCGCTACACCACGGACCGCTCGCTGGTGAACACCTACTACGGCTACACCCACGTGAAGGACCTCCTGGTCGGCTACAACTCGGCCAACAAGATCGAGGTTCTGACCACGAACGACCACTTCGTGCGTGGCATCAAGCTCCAGCTCGACGGCGCGTCGACCTACCCGGCTTCTGGCTCGGACCTCGGTTCGGTCGTTCCGGCTGTCACCGCTCCCGGTAAGCACCTCGCCGGCACCGCCACCGGCACCGTCGTCGACGACTGATCCCGATGACAACTGAGGAGGGCCGTCTCTCGGGGCGGTCCTCCTCTTCCCCAGAGAGGAGACGCGATGGTTGACACCATTGCAACAGTCGCTGAGCTTCAGGCTCGCCTCGACTGGACGCTGGACTCTGGTGAGCAGGGCGTGGCTCAGGGCGCACTCGACGACCTGAGCGACGACGCTCGTTACTACGGATCAGACACGTGGGACAGCACCACTGCTCCCCGACAGGTCAAGAGCCTCATCCTGCGAGCAGCCGCTCGCTACATGCGGAACCCTGACGGCTACACCCAGTCCCGCGCTGGCGACGAAACGCTGATGTGGGCTGACCGAGGCGAAGAGGCTGGCACCGCCCAGTTCACGCTCAAGGAGCAGCAGATGCTCCTCCGAGTGTCTGGCCGTAGCACGAAGTCGTTCGGCTCGGCGCAGGTCAGCGCTTGGGGCACTCGCCCCCGTCCACGCTGCCGCGAGTATTACATCCCGGTCGACGGGACTCACTACTCCTCGGTGGTCAAGGACTTCCCGATGTACGCCGAGAACGACCCGTTCTTCGCGGAGGACTACCTCAACTACCTCTACCAGAGCGACCCGTTCATCAACATGGACCGAGGTGGCTGATGGCCTCTGTTCAGCGTAGGCACGGCATCCCCATCAAGATCTTCCCGACCGTCGAGCTCACGGACAACCGTGGCAACAAGACGAAGATGCCCGACCTCGACAACCCGATCGAGACCGTGGCTGCGTGGATTCCCCAGCGGAGTGCACGAGCCGAGGTGATCGGTCAGGTCGAGATCAACGTCGTGAAGATCATCGTCAAGCACGACCTTCCGAACGTCGACCTGTGGTCGTACGTCGAAGCGCTCGGCTCCACCTGGGATGTCGTCACTCCCCCGTCGTATCACCACGGCTCGCGACACACGCGGCACTGGTCGATCGACCTGAGAGAGAGGCCCTGATGGGAGACAACTTCGAGTGGAAGATGAAGCGCTCCCCGATGAACTCCAGGTTCAAGGGGCAGTACACCAAGGGCTACGTCGAGTGGGAGGTCGCGAACGCGGCCAAGACACAGGCCAAGGTCGAGCAGCTCGGACGAGCGATCGAGGCCAGGGCCAAGGCGAAGCTCGGTGAGCACCGCGACACCGGAGCCTCTCAGATCGAGTACCACAAGGGCGACATCGACGCCTTCGTGGTTCTGGTCGACCACGACCCCCGTGGCGACAACGCCGCTGAACGGATCGAGCAAGAGACCGGCGCACTGATCGGTGCTGCCAAGCTCCCCAAGCGAATGCGGGGTATCAAGTGACCCTGCCTGACGCAGTGCTCAGTCTCGTAGAGATGAGCCCGGTCGAAGACCTGATCCTCGCACTGATCCCCGACAAGCTTGGCGGGGTCGCGGTGCAGACCAAGGTGAACGACGACCAGACCTTCCCCCTCGTGCTCGTGCGGTCCAACGGATCGTGGGGCACGTGGGCTGGCGACGAGCGATTCCTCGACGCTGCACACCTCGTGATCTCCACGTTCTCCGAGGGCCTGAACGCCGATGAGGACGCGGCCAACCTATCCGAAGCGGTTCGGGTTGTGCTGCGGGACTCGAAGAACGTCGTCATCCCCCACCGTGGCTACATCACCGACTGTGAACTGGTGAGTCGACCACGCCGCGTTCCTGACTGGAACACCTCGACTGGTCCCGTCCAGTACGCAGATCTCCCGACGAACGTCATTCGCTGGGAGGCGGAATACCACGTAATCATCAGGAAGCCAGCGCAGAAGCCCTTCGCTTCCTGATTCCTAATCCTGAAAGGAATCAGAGTTGACGCTCAACGACAACGCAACTCTCGTCGTCGGTACCGGCAAGTTCTACACCGCGACGTACAACGCGACCACGCCTGAGGCGCTCCCGGCTGACCTGACGGCACCGGGTGTGAACTGGGTCCAGATGGGCCACACGAGCCTGTCCGACGTGTTCTCCGTGTCCTCGGACGGTGGCGACGCCACGACCATCGGCACGCTCCAGAACAAGGCGCTGCGGACCACGCACGCTGCTCGGACCGAGACCTTCAACCTGTCGCTCCAGCAGTTCGACACGGACGGTCTCAAGCTGTACTACGGCTCGAACGCGACCATCGGTTCGGCCGGCGAGGTCCAGGTTCCCGCGAACCCGACCCCGACCGTCTGCTCGTTCCTCGCGGTGTTCATCGACGGCGACAACGAGTTCGCCATCTACGCGCCGAAGGCCGAGATCTTCCGGGCCGACGACCTGTCCATCGGTGACACCGAGTCGCTGGCGAGCCTGCCCCTCGCGGTCAAGCCGCTTGCGTCCGGCACCAACACCTGGACGTACTCGATCACCCCGATCGGTGACGTTACGCCGTGATCCGTGTGAACCGTAGATAGCGGTTCGCCAAGCAACCCCTCCCCCTGTTCTTTGCGGACTCCAGGGGGAGGGGGTTTCACCCCGTTCGAGTCCGCGACCACTTCGACTTAAGGAGTCCGCAAACATGGCTACTTTCTCTCTCGACAACATCCGCGCCGCCGCCGACGCGAAGTACGGCAGCACCGACATCGAGTTCGGAGAGGGCAAGACCGTCAAGCTGCTGAACCCGCTGCGCCTGCCGAAGGCCAAGCGCGACGCGCTGAGCGACATCGCCAAGCGTCTGGAGAGCGACACCGAGGATCAGGTCGTCGTGCTTCAGGACGCGCTTCGGAGCGCCTCGGAGACCGCGCTGGTCGAGGAGCTGATCGAGGCGATCGGTGACGACCTCGGCGTCCTCATGGAGATCTTCACTGACTACATGGAGGGCACGCAGGCGGGGGAAGCCTCGGCCTCGGAGAGCTGATAGACGAGTACGGAGAGGGGCTGTACCCCGACCTGAAGTTCTACTACGACGTTGATCTAGTAGACGTGATTCAAGGTCGAGGTCCAGCCCCTCTCTTTGTGCTTTCGCTCATCCAGAGGCTGCCCGATACCTCACTCACCGCCGCTCTCGCGTTGGGCGGCAGGGAGTTCTTCGGATGGGGCCAGGACCGCGTGATGGCGGCTGACCTCTACGACGCGATGTCCCTCAACACGAGGGCTGCTGGGCGGTGGGCCAAGAAGCCCCCCGACATCCCCGAGTACCCGCGACCCAAGTCCCAGCAGGAAGAGCCCAAGAGGGCCACCACGGTCGCAGAGCTCTACAAGCAGCTCACCGCAAGCAAGTAACGAACCCATCCATCGCAACTACCTAAGGAGGTGAAACGTGGCAGACAACATCACTGCTTCCGTCAAGATCCAGGTCCGACCGGACACCACCAAGTTCGCCAGCGAGCTCAAGGCCAAGGTCAAGGCCGCAGTCGACAAGGTGCAGGCCGACCTCGACAAGAAGCCGCTGAAGGTCCGGGCACAGCTCGACCAGAAGCTCGCTGAGGATCTGAAGGCCGCTGCCGAGAAGGCAGAGAAGGAGGTTGGCGAGCTCTCGATCAAGGTGAATCTAGACAACCAGAAGAGCCTTGAGGCTGGCATCGCCAAGATTCGCGCCGAGCTCGAAACGCTCAACAGCGAGACGATCAACCTCGACCTGGACAAGGGCGCACTGGAGGCCAAGCTCGCAGAGCTGGAGGCTCGCCATCGGACGATCGTGTTCGAGGCGAAGGTCAAGGACAACGCCTTCGAGGCGCTCAAGCGGCTGACCGGATTCCGGCTCGGCCAGGGCATGTTCAGCGAGTTCAAGGACTTCCTGTCGAACATCGACAAGAAGGTCCCGCTGATCGGCAGCATGACGCTTGCCATCGGCGGTCTCGCTGGTGCAGCGATCTCCGCTGCTGGAGACATCTTCAGCCTGTCGCGAGCACTGGCACAGATCGGGCCGGGGGCACTCGCCCTGCCGGGAATCTTCGGCGGCATCGGTGTCGGTCTGATCGCTACCACGGCGGTCTTCAAGGACTTCAACAAGGAGTTCTCTAGCTTCGCCGTTGGCCTCGGTCGGAAGACCAAGGCTGGCTCGGCGTGGCAGGCCCTCCAGAACATGATGTCCAAGCAGTTCTGGTCCAAGGCTCGTGCCCCGATGGGCGACCTGATCCGCACGGTCTTCCCGCAGATCCAGGACGGTCTCCTCGGAACCTCTCGTGCCCTGGCTGTCTTCTTCGGCAACCTCTCCAAGTCCCTCAAGCGGGAGCTCGGCGGTCACGCACTGACCGTCATGTTCGAGGCGCTCAACGTCTCGATCCGCAACTTCGCCAAGCACACCGACGCGATCGCACGTCTCGTGAAGATCTTCGGAACGCTCGGCACCCGACAGCTCCCCGCCCTCGCCAACTGGGCCGGCAAGGTGGCCGACAGGTTCGCCGCCTTCATGACCAACGCCCAGAACACGGGCAAGCTCGACAAGTGGATCGCCACGGCGGTCGAACGGCTCCAGGCCCTGGGTCGAGTCCTCGCGAATGTCGGCAAGATCTTCTACGGCTTCGCCAAGGCTGCTGACAACGCGACCGCTGGCAACGCTCTGGACAACCTCGCGAACGGCCTCGGTCGTGTAGCGAAGTGGGTCAACAGCGATGCGATCCAGAAGCGCCTCACGGCTGTCTTCGCTGCCGCTCACACCATGATGAGCCGGATCGCTGAACGCTCGGGTCCGGCCTTCTCGCGCTACATGAGCGCGATGAGCCAGAACCTCCTTCGGCTGCTCCCCCGACTGGGTGACGCCATCGGCACGCTCTTCGGCTCGCTGTTCGACTACCTCGGCAACCCTGCGGTCCAGAACGGCATGTTCAATCTGGTCGACGGCGTAGCCAAGGGCCTCGACTCCCTGCGCCCCGTGATGGGCGATCTGGCCTCCAAGATGGGTGAGCTGTTCACCGTCGTCGGTGACCTCGCCAAGCTATTCGGCACCGTCTTCGCAGCGAAGATCAAGGCGCTCACGCCCCTGATGACGCTGGTCCTGACGGTCCTCGACGGTCTGGTCAAGGTGCTCAACCTGCTCCCCAGCCAGCTCTTCGAGATCGTCGCGGCACTGGTCCTCTGGAACAAGATCAACACCGCCCTCGCGGCTGGCTCGCTGGTCTCGATCGGGCGCTCCCTGCTTCGACTGATCCCTGGCTACGGCCTGTTCAGCCGAGCGGTCACCACCAGCACGGTCGCCCTTGAGGCGAACACCGTCGCGGCTGGCGAGAACGCTGCGGTCAACACCGCTGCCGCCACCAAGATGAGTGGCCTCAAGAGCATGATGGGCAGCCTCGCTGGTGCGGGCGGTCTCCTCCTCCTGGCCGATGGCTTCTCGCGTGGCAGTTCCAGCGCGAAGGGCTTTGGCACGGCGCTGGAGAAGTCTGTCGGCGGTGCCCTCCTGGGTCTCCGCGCTGGCCCGATCGGTGCGGCTATCGGCTTCACCGCCGGCCTCGCCGCCTCATTCAAGGACCTCCAGGCTGGCTGGTCTCACCTGCTGCACGTCGACCCTGACGGGACCTTCGGCAAGCTGACGCGAGACGCAGCCGATGCGGCGAAGAAGGCCGCGACCGCGATGGGTCTGTACCGCAACAGCCTCAAGGATCTCCAGAGCACGCTCGACCAGATGACGGGTGCCAGCACGGCTGACACTCGCGTCAAGGCGCTGGGAATCTTCTCGGACCAGTACAAGGATCTCTACAAGCACCTGCGCTCGATCGGCGTCACGGATCGCGAGATCTCGATGGCGGTCACCGGCAACAAGCAGGCGACTCAGGCGATCATGCAGGCGCTGGCTGGCAAGGAGGGCCTTGTCGGGGTCGACCCGACGACGCAGTTCCACCAGTACGCGGATGCGCTCGGTGACATCTCCCTGCGCACGCAGGCTGCGGCGAACAAGACGCGACAGGCCGCTACGGTCACGCAGGACCTCTCTTCGCTGTACAAGCACTTCCCGCGCAAGGTCGCCACGGCGATCAACATTCAGGGCGTCGTCCCGACGATGAAGGGCGTCCGTCAGGTCGCTCAGCAGTACGGGATCATCGACAAGCGGAAGCTCACCGCGCTCATCCGAGCGTCGGGGTGGAAGCCGACGAAGGCTCAGGTCGACTCGCTCATTGCCTCCCTCAACGGGGTGAGCAAGGCGAAGCCGAACCTCAAGGGCTTCCAGGCTGCTGTCACCAAGGGCGTCTCTGGGGCCAAGCCGAAGGCCAAGGTCTCGGCGCAGGATCTCGCCAACGCGATGGGCCTGCCGCTCCAGAACATGAAGCCCGACCTGAAGCAGTTCACGCAGGGCATCTCCAAGAAGCTGACGGGCCAGCAGGCACCCGCCAAGGGTGACGCCAAGGGCATCGCCAACTTCATCATCGCTGGTCTCCAGGGCGGTCTCCGCTCGGGTGACGGAAGCCTGAGTGCGACGGCTGCGGCCATCGTCCGTAACGCCATCGCGTCCATGCGCCGTGCTGCCAAGATCCACTCCCCCTCGCGGGAGACCATGGCGATCGGTGACTACATGGGCCAGGGCCTCGTCATCGGTCTGGGCAAGCACCGCAAGGATCTGCTCGCCACGGCACGCTCGCTCGTGAAGATGCTCCTCAAGGGCCTCTCGGGCGCTGAGGGTCCTGAGTTCCAGAAGCGGGTCAACACCCTGACCTCGCTCCTGCCGAACGTCACCAAGGGCATGTCGAAGACCCAGATCGCCGCTGTCAAGAAGAAGCGGGCCTCACTGCTGAAGGCGCTCGCGCCTGAGCAGAAGGAGATGAACAAGCTCTACGGTCAGTGGAGCAGCATCGTCGGGAAGATCAAGGGCACGATCAAGTCGATCTTCGATCAGGCTGCTCAGCTCAAGGCGACCCTCGTTGACTCGATCTCCGCGCTCGGTGACCCCACCCAGCTCGGGCTCGCAGACGGTCAGGTGCCGACCTTCCAGGCGATCACGCAGAACCTCGCGGATGCCATCGCTAAGGCGAAGGCGTTTGCAGCGGCTCTCGCTCTGCTGAAGAAGGAGGGGCTGAACAACACCACCCTCGCCCAGCTTGTGAACGCTGGTCCCGATGCTGCGCTCGGCGTGGCTCAGGCCATCGCGAACGCTGGCAAGGATGGGGTCAAGGCGCTCAACCAGCAGCAGGCCACGCTGGAGCAGTACGCCAACCAGGCCGGTAACACCGTGCAGGACCTGTTCATCACGAACGGGATGCACATTGCTGATGGTCTCCTGAAGGGCCTGCGCGACAAGCGCAAGGACATCGAGGCCGAGATGACCAAGCTCGCCAACTCGATGGTGAAGACCATCAAGACGCAGCTCGGCATCCACTCCCCGTCGCGAGTCTTCAAGAAGATCGGCGCTCATGTGTCGGAGGGCATGGCCCTCGGCATCAAGTCGGTCGACGTGGAGCCGCCTCAGGTGGCCGGCCAGATCAACCTCTCTCGCGCCTCCCGCTCGATCAGCGATGGCGGTGTGAACAGTAGTGCAGATGGAGGCACGCACATCGAGAACCTGACCATCGAGCTCTCGCTCGACGACCTGGAGAAGCTGAAGACGCTCGACGACTTCTTCGCTCTCCTCAAGACCAAGGCACGACAGGGGGTGAAGCGTCCATGACGGCTCTCATCATCTATCCGCCCGACAGTGTGACGGCGACTCGCAACAGCGACACGCAGATCACGGTCACGTGGACGAACCCGAGTCAGACGGTTACGGACCAGGAGCACTCGCGCTGGAGCAACACCTCCAATGCGTGGTCCTCCTGGTCGTCGGCCGGCGTTGGTGCGACCACCACGTCGTGGGTCGACACCGCGTGCGCTGCGAACACCCGGTACCGCTACCAGATCCGGCGCTACTACTACAACGGCACGCAGAACATCTACAGCGGTTCGACCTACTCGGGGTACGTGCAGACGACGCCGACCTCCCCGAACACGCTGGTCGCCACCCTCACTACGCCCACGTCGGTAACGCTGTCGTGGAACACCGGGGCGACCAACCTCAACGGGTACGTGTTCTCGGGGCTCGTCGAGGAGCAGGTGAACGGAGGCGCTTGGACTCAGGTCGCAAGCGTCTCCGCGTCGGGCTCCGCGTCGTGGACCAAGAGCGGGCTCACGCCCGGTTCGACGTACGCCTACCGGGTGCGCAACCAGTCCACTGTCGGGGCCACCCTGTACTCGGGCTATGCCACGTCGAGCACCCTCACGGTGCTGGCGATCCCCGACGCTCCGACCGGGCTGACGACCACTCGCAACAGCGACACGTCGTTCACGCTGGCTTGGACGAACAACCCGTCATCGCCGTCGAAGCCGTACAGCAGCCTCAACCTTCAGCGGCTCAGCCCTGAGGGTGGCACGTGGGCAACCATCGCCACGCTGTCGGGCACGACGACCTCGTTCACCGACACGACCACGACGACCAACACGTACTACAAGTGGCGGATCGCAGCGGTCAACGACGCGGGCACGGGCGCGTACGCGGAGTTCGCTGAGTACCAGACGAAGCCTGCCGATCCCAGCAACGTGGTGATGAAGGCCGTCAGTGGCGGTCTTCAGTTCACGTGGCAGACGAACGCCCCGTTCTCCACCGGCAAGTACACCTCGAACGTCCGGTACTTCAAGGACGGCGTGCTCCAGACCGACACGATCAGTGTCGCGGGTGGCACCTCGTCCTACACGCTCACGGGCGTCACGGCCACGTCGACCTACCAGTTTGGCGTGCGCACGGTCTCGACGACGGGCTACACCTCGCAGTCCAACTGGGTCGACGCCCCTGCCGCTCAGGCGAGCACTCCCCCGAACGCACCGACCAACCTCGCGCCCTCGGGCACGAAGCTCGATGCGGCTCGGGCGCAGACGCTCACCTGGGTGCACTCCCCTGGCACCGACAAGGCCGACCAGACCGCGTTCGACATCCGCTACAGCACCAACGGCGGATCGACCTGGACGCAGCCTGCGAAGGTCACCAGCGCGGTCTCCTCGTGGACCATGCCGGCGAACACCGTCACCAACGGCTCGACCGTCGCGTGGCAGGTTCGCACCTACGGCGTGAACGCCACTGCGGGTGCGTGGTCGGCCAGTGCGTCCTTCGGAACCTCGGCCACGCCGATCGTCACTCTGACCTCCCCGAGCGGGACCACGCTGACGACCTCGGCACTGGTGGTCCAGTGGACGTACAGCGATGCGGAGAACACCGCTCAGGCGTACTGGGAGACCTTCCTGTACGACGGCAGCGGCAACCTGCTGGAGACGCAGAGCGCGGCGAACAACGCCACGCAGATGACCTTCAGCACGCCGATCGCAGACAGCGCGAGCTACCAGCTCAAGATGCGAGTGCAGGACGGCGACGGCCTGTTCTCCGACTGGGTGATCCGCAACCTCACGTGCCACTTCACGCCACCGGCTGCGCCCACGATGTCTGTGGACTACGTACCGGACACCGGGGTCAACCTCATCACCCTGACGCCCACGGCTCCTGTCGCTGGGCAGACGGTGACGGCGACTCGGGTGGACATCCAGCGCCATGTCCTCGATCGAGCGACGGGTGAGTTCGGGCCGTGGGAGACCATCGCCCAGAACGTGTCGCCCGACGCCACGCTGGTGGACACCACGGCACCGATCGCGCAGGACGGCGAGTACCGAACGATCACGTACTCGGCCATCCCCTCGACGGTGACCTCTACTGCGCTGGCACCCAACGGCTTCGAGTCTGACTGGATGTACGTCTCTGGCGACGACCAGTTCTCGACGGTGTGCCGGATGGTCGGCAACATCACTATCTCGCGTGCATCGAGCCGTGACCGCACCTACTACAACTTCGCTGGCCGCAAGCGGCCCGTGGGGTACGCGGGTGCGACGACCACTCGAACCCTGTCGATCTCGGGGCTGCTCGATGACGAGTCGAGCTCGCCGGACGAGTGGGAGGCCATGGTCGCCAACTGCGACGTGCTGCTCCTGCGGAGCCCGCTGGGTGACCGGATCTACGGCTCGATCGAAGACCTGAGCATCGACTTCAACACCCTCGGCCTCTACTCCATCTCGTTCACGATCACGGAGGTTGATTACTGATGGCAAAGGTAGTCATCCCTGACGGCACGACCACGAGCCCCCGCCTCGGCGGGGGTTCTGCCCTTACCGGGAACCGCCAGTCGTCCTACCGCTTCGACCTGCTCGACAAGACCGGGAAGAAGATCGGCGTGCTCGACGGAGTGCAGGGCGGCTCGGTGAGCTGGACCTCCGACGCGAACGTGCGCGGAGCGGGCCAGATCACGGTCTCTGGACAGACGAACATCAACTGGTCGGGGGTTCGGGTCAAGCCGGTCCTGATCGTCGACGAGAGCCTGCCTGAGCAGCCCTGTGGCGTGTTCCTGCCTGCTGCCCCTACCGGGCAGTGGGACTCGGGCGGTGGCACCTTCGCTGTCGACCTGCTCGACCGCGTGAGCATCCTCGATCAGGATGCGGTCGATGCGACCTACACGGTCGCCGCTGGCACCAACCTCGTCACCGCGATCACGACCCTGATCGCCACGACGGGCGAGGCTCCCGGTGCTGTCACGGCATCGAGCCTCACGGTGTCTGCGGACATGGTGTGGCAGGCCGGCACGAGCAAGCTCCAGATCGCCAACGACATGCTCAGCGCGGCTGGCTGCTACCCGCTGTGGGCTGACCTCCAGGGCCAGTTCCGCGTGGAGCCCTACCGCGCTCCCAGCACCCGTCCCGTGGTCTACGAGTTCCTCGACGACGACGACTCGATCTACCTGCCCTCGCACTCGATCGAGGACGACATCTACTCGGTGCCGAACAAGTACGTCGCCATCGCCTCGGGCAGTGCGTCCACCCCTGGGGTGATCGGCATTGCCACGAACACCAACCCTGCTTCGCCGTTCTCCTACGCCAACCGTGGCCGCTGGGTGACGCAGGTGGAGCAGAGCGTGGAGATCTCGGTGACGACCGGAACGCTCCAGGACGCGATCAACGCCTACGCGACCACGGCCCTCTCGAAGGCCACTCCCTCCATGACCATCCCGATCCAGCACGGCTCGGTGCCCGGTCTCTTCCTCGACGACGTTGTGCGCTTCCGCCGCCAGGGCGCTGGCATCGACGGCCACTTCAGCGTCGCGAGCACGTCCATCGACTTCGACCCATCCGCCCTCGCCAGCACGACGCTGGTGGAGGTGGTGAGCCTCTAGGAGGTAACCCCTTGCAGAATCTCGACCTCCTGATCCCGACAGCTCCTGAGCCGAAGAACGACTGGTACACGTGGGGCACGGTCACTCAGGCCAGCCCCCTGCGAGTGAAGCTCGACGGCGAGACTGCCGCCCTGGCGATCACGCCCGACACCCTGGTCCGCAACCTTGCGGTGAACGACCGGGTGTGGGTGCAGGTCACTGGCCGGCGACTGGTCGTGAAGGGCCGCTCTGGCGGGCAGACCGTCGACACCTCGGTCAGTACCTCGCTGGTTCCCACTGGCGCTGTGATGACGTTTGCGGGCGCTACAGCCCCGGCCAACTACCTGATCTGCGACGGCTCTGCGGTGAGTCGTACGACGTACGCAGCGCTGTTCGCGGTGATCGGTACGACCTATGGCGTGGGCGACAACAGCACCACGTTCAACCTTCCCGACCTACGGGTGCGCTCCCCGCTCGGTGTCGGCACCGATGCTGGCGGTGACGCTGGCACTTCGATCACGCTCGGCCAGCGCGGCGGTAACTACAAGATCCTCACCGCCGAGCTCCCGGCCCACACCCACGGCGTCGGAACGCTCGCCACGTCCTCGGCTGGCAGCCACGACCACGCGCTCAACCTCGGCTCAGGCACGGGTGCATCGAGCATCAACATCGCCCGAAGCGTGTCCACCACGGACACGGCGGCGCGAGGCCCTGTGTCCAACGACGGGGCGCACACCCACACTCTCACTGGCTCGACGGCGAGCACTGGTTCGGGCACACCGCACCTGCCCGCGTTCGTCGGCCTCAACTACATCATCAAGACCTAGGACTCCCCACGTGAATGACACGGCAGAACTGATTGCTACTGCCGCTCTCGGTACGGGTGGAGGTGGCCTCGTCGGTCACCTCATCTCGGGCTGGGCCACTCGCAAGAAGATCCCCGCTGAGGTCGACAACCTGATTGTCGAAGGCGCGGAGATCGCGGTGCAGACCCTCTCCCAGACCCTCGTTGCCGAGACGGCTCGGGCCAATCGCGCTGAAGCGCTGGTCCGCCAACGAGACGCCAAGATCGAGGCGCTGGAGGCAAAGATCGACGCCCTCCAGACCGCCCTCGATGCCGTGCGTGAAGAGCTCCACGCCATACGAAAGGTGAAGCTGTGAGCACGCTTGCAGACAAGGTAGTCAACATCGCGAAGTCGCAGGTTGGTTACCACGAGGGCCGAAGCAACGGCCACTGGAACAACAAGGAGAAGTACGCCGAGGCGATGCCTGACCTCAAGTGGGTCAGCGACCAGGGCCAGCCCTGGTGCGCGGTGTTCGTCTCCTGGGTTGCCGAGCAGGCTGGGGTGAAGGACAAGTACCCCCGCACTGCCAGCACCGATGTCGGTGCGCGTTGGTTCAAGAACGCCAAGCAGTGGAGCGAGTATCCGGCTGTGCCGGCTCAGGTGTTCCTCGGCACGAACGGCGACATGTACCACACGGGCATCGTCTACGACTTCGACGCGACCTACATCTACACGATCGAGGGCAACACCAACACGGACGGCTCTGCCGAGGGTGACGGTGTGTACCTGAAGAAGCGCGAGCGGCGCGACCCGCACGTGCAGGGCTACGGCTACCCCGATGGCCTGATCGTGAAGAGCGCAGACCCGAAGTTCGTGGTCAAGCAGGTACCCCCGCCGGCCAAGACCCCGACCACTCCCGCTCCCCCGGCCAAGCCTCCGGTCAAGGCCGGTCGGACCGCTGTCGAGAAGGCGCGGCCCGAACTGCTCAAGGGCATCGCTGAGCTCGACAAGGCGATGGCTAGCCGGAAGCAGGTCCACAACATCGCTGGCGAGCTGCGCAAGCTCGTCGACTCTCTCCCCCAGAAGTGAGGTAACCATGAACAAGGAAGACATCAAGCACGGCGTGAAGCTGGTCGCTGGTGGCATTGCTGCCGCGATCCTCGTGGCATCGCCGCTCGTCGACAACGGCGTGACTGCATCGGAGTGGCTGGCGATCGCTGGCGCATTCCTGTCGGGCACTGGCCTGACTGCGGTCGTACCGTCGAAGAACCGCGTCTGATCCACCAATGACGAAGGCCCCCTGGCTCTATGCCGGGGGGCCTCTTTCGTCGTTCTGGGCTACTTCTTCTTCAGCTTGTCGATCTCAGCCATCGAGGTGCCGCGAGGAGCACGAGCAGCAGTGCTGCCCTTCGGTCGACCGCGCCGAGGCGTGGGCGTTCCTGCCTTCAGCAGTTCGGCCAGCGGCGCTGCATCTTCCTTGCAGAGATCAACCTTCGCGCTACCACCGTCATGCTTGATCTCGTAGGTCGACACGCCGTCCTGCTTGCCGCACTTGTCGCACACCAGAACCGTCATCTTTGCCATCGCCAACTCCATTCTCCTAGGGACCGTGAATCATGGGGGAGGCTGAACATATCCTGGGGATTCTTTAACGTCCAGGATATTGCAACTCCAGTTCACATGTGTCATCATTACACACTCGGAAGATCACACTTGCACGTTCAATGGAACGGAAGGAGGAGAGATGCCCGCGCCGAAGATCGTCAACGAGCAGGAAGCGATCAAGATGCTGGAGGCAGGAACGACCTACCCCCAGATGATCGAGTTCTACCGGACCAAGTACAACGTGGAGACCTCGGTCTCTATGTGGAGCATGTTCCGCAAGCGGAAGGGTCTCGATCGCCGCGTGGCGTGGGACAACAACCTCATCCCATGGAACGTGAAGATCGAGCACAACTACAAGTACCAGATCCTGATGCTCCGCAAGGAGGCCCGCCGTCGAGCTGGCTTCGCCCTGTCGGAGAAGGACACCCACAAGGTGGACACCTGGATCGCGAACCTCAAGCGGGACGGGCTGGTCGTGCACTACGACCCCGACACCGAGCAGGGTTGGTTCTACGTCCCGGCGCGTGAGGGGATCGACACCGACCTCGTTCGAGTGCCCGATCGACCGACTGGGCGCAAGAAGGGTGATGAAGAGTAGTCATTGACACCTAGTCCTGACGGACCAGTGTTACCTCCCGATCGGCTCATTACCGGCCAGTAGGGCTAACTTTGGTTATTCAGACCTTCACACTCCTTTAATGTTCCCTCCAAGAGCTGGGGCCAGACCCGATGCAGACGGGTCTGGCCCCTCGTCGTTCTGAACCAAACTCTCTGGTAATGTCTACAGTGCACTTACCGACCGCGACCGACTGGAGGCCCCACGCCATGTCCATCACTCTCAACTCGACGGACCTGATGCAGACAGACCCGTTCGAGCCCGAGAGGCTCGCGATCTACCACCAGTTGGCCGGCGTGACTCTCTACCTCAATGCAGATGAGGAAGAAGGTCACCTGACCACTGAGCCGGGATTCAGCATGAGCGTCCTGGTCTCGATGGAGAAGCTCGCGAACGGATACGGCTGGGAGCGGATTCCCGACTGGGAGTTCCCCGCTGAGGAGTTCGAGGACGGTCGAGTGCGTCACCATCTGATCCCAGTGTTCGAGGAGGCCGCTTGACGGTACTACTGACCAAGCCATCTGATGTGCAGGCACCCGTCCGCGAGGCTGGCGGCGACAACGAGGTGCCACGCGACAAGCTGGGTCGACCGAGGATCAGGATGCGGTGCATTGAGTGCACCGAGATCCCCGGCAAGATCCCCAGCCCGAAGACCGGCAAGCCCATTCAGTGCCCGAAGTGCAAGGGTGCGGGAGAACTGACTCGCTCCTACACCCGCACTACGACCTACATCGACGTGCTCGACGACAAGTCGAACCTGATGACGTGGGGCGAGCGGATGGTCCTCATCGGGATCGACCGTGAACCCTCGCTCCTCGAAGAGGTCGGCGCTCTCTACGAGAGCCAGTTGCTCGCAGAGAAGCGGCTGAAGATGCTTCCGAAGGACGCCTCCGCTGAGGAGGTAGCGGAAGCCAAGGCTGCGGTGAAGGAGCCGAAGGACGCTCTCAACCGCAAGGCCAAGATCGCCAAACTCAAGGCCGGCGCTGAGGACAAGGCCGACAAGGGCACGGCGCTGCACGGGCTGAGCGAGCTCGTCGACCAGGGCATCGAACTGCCGAAGGGCATCGACTTCGGTGACGTGATCGACATGGACGCCTACAAGCGGGCCACTGCCGGTCTGAAGATCGTCCACATGGAGAAGCTCGTGGTGCACGACGACCTCCAGGTGGCTGGCACGCCTGACCGCGTGAGCGAGTGGCACGGGGCGAACCCCCTGATCGCTCCTGACGGCTACAAGTTCGGTCCCGGCGAGCTCCTGATTACCGACCTCAAGACGGGAACCGTCGAGTACGGAGCCCTGAAGATGGCGATGCAGCTCTCGCTGTACTCGCGGTCGAAGCTGTACGACCCCTCCACTGGTGAGCGCACTCCGCTCGGCAACATCAACCAGTCGTGGGGGCTGATTATGAACGCGCCCGCTGGCATGGGCGAGTGCACGCTCTACTGGGCTGACCTTCGGCTCGGGTGGCGTGCGATCGAGGTTGCCGCACAGGTCCGAGAGCTTCGCAACAAGGGTGGCTCCTGCGCGCTGATTAAGGTCGCATAGTGTACTGTAGACACAGAACACAGGGGGTAACCCCTGATGGAGAGGAGAATGAGTGACTGACTACAAGGTTGGTGACAAGGTACGTGTCACCTTCGAGGGCCTGGTCGAGTCGATCGACCCTGACAACGAGGTCTTCGTGGAGAAGGGTGGCCTGACCTTCGCCTTCTACCCCGCCGACATCGACGCGGACGTGGAGATCACGAAGATCGCCCCGCCGCTCAAGGTGGGTGACGTGCTGAAGGACAGCAACGGCTACGTCTTCCTGCTGCTCAAGGACAACGGACTGGGCAGCTTCGACTACCTGGACGTGAAGAACCAGCGCGTGTGGGCCGACACCTACTTCACGCAGGACCTCTACACGGTGGTCAACTTCGTCCCCGAGGCGGTCCCCGCGTGAGCAACCCTTACGAGTCGGGTGACATCTCGGTCACCATCAAGGGCGACGAGCCGGGTGGCAAGTACAACGACGCCAAGTCCCCGAGTACCTGGATCGTCTTCCACGGCACGCCGGCGAAGGTCCGCGAGCAGATCATCGACGTGTTCCAGCTCGACGGAACGGCCAACGATCGCCCGCTCTTCGAGCTGGTGCTGGAGGCCACGGCGCTCTTCAAGGCTGCCGGAAACGTCGGCCAGAAGCTTGGCGGCACGCTGCTGCCCCAGCCTTCCGGCGAGGCCGCGAACGGCGCTCAGGCGGGCGCAGAGACCCCGCCCTGGCCCACGGGTGGCACTGCTCCCCAGACGCCGGCGGTGGACCCGATCCTCCAGGCCATCGAGAACGCCACCTCGACCGACGAGCTGAAGCAGCTCTGGGCCGAGAACCAGGCGGCGTTCGCTGACGCCAAGTACATGGACCCGTGGAAGGCGAAGGGCCTGTCGCTCGGCGGCTGACCCTCGTGTGAACAGTAGATAGGAGAGGAACAACATGGCCCGCAAGACCAAGGCCCCGGTCACCTTTGAGGACCGGCTGAACGAGGCGCACGCGGCGGCTGCTGCTGCGACCTCGGTGTTCGAGTCGGTCATCGCTGACCTGGAGCAGGCAGCGCAGACCAAGCACTCGATCGCCACGGATCTCGGCAACGAGATCGACCGGCTCCGTCGAACCATCGAGTTCTACGAGCAGCTCTCGGACGAGGCGCACGACGCCGCTGCCGACCACCTCACCAAGGCGCAGAACATCCGCGCCCTCATCGCCAACTGACAGGAGAAACCAACTTGTTCGCTAAGCCCTCTGACTACTCCGGTGGCGGCAACTTCTTCAAGCCGAAGGAGCTCGCCGTCGCTCCCGCCATCCTCTTCGAGCCGAAGGATGTGCAGCACAACCAGCCCCGCACGTACAACAACGTGCAGACCGGCACCGGCACCGATGTCATCGCGGACATCACCGTGTTCGAGAACCAGGCGCACCTCGACGGCTCGGCTGCTCCGACCGTGATGAAGGGCGTTCGCATCGACAAGGTGGGCGTCGTCAACCGGCTGGAGCGCGTGGTCGGTCAGGCCATGGTCGGCCGGCTCACGAAGGAGACCACCAAGGCGGGCAACACCGCGTGGGTGCTCACCGACGTGGACGACGCCACGACCGAGAAGGTCGCCGCGTACTTCACCAAGCGGTCCGAGGCCGCTGCTGCTGCCCCGAGCTTCGGCTGATGGCGAGCGCTGAGGCCAAGACCGTCACGGTCGAGAAGGTCATCACTGAGGAGCAGGAGGTCGTCGCGCTGGAGCTCTCGATCGAGGAGGCGCAGGCCCTGAGGGACATCCTCGGATACGGCATCGTCGGCACGGGTGCTCGGTCGCGCCTTCTGGACGACCTCTTCTACGCCCTTTCCGACACGGGCGTTACCACCCGCACCGACATGAGCGACCTCGACTTCGAGGGTCGACTCGTCTTCAAGTAACGAGCGAGAGGAGGGGCCATGCTGAACCCCGCACGCGCACTCTCCCTCAACGCTGACTCCGGTCGGAAGCTCCCTCGCGTAGACGCCTTCGAGCACCTCTACGCGAAGGGCTTCGACCCGAGGCACGGTCAGGTCATCATGGTCGCTGGGCGAAGCGGCAGCCAGAAGAGTGGCTTCGCCCTGTTCTGGGTGGACGAGATGAATCTCGACACCCTGTACTTCAGCGCCGACATGAGCGCCTTCACGGCCTCCTCCCGGCTCGCCTCCAAGAGGACGGGCTACACGACGGAGGAGATCGAGGCGGCGGTAGCCCATGGCGGTGAGGACCGTGATGAGGTTCTGGACGCCCTGGCCGACAGCAAGATCACGTTCTCGTTCGGCTCCCCCATCACCTGGAGACAGGTCGATGAGGAGCTGGACGCCTACGTGGAGCTCAGGAACAAGTTCCCTGAGGTGATCGTCTTCGACAACCTCATGGACTTCGAGGGAGCAGAAGCCGACTACACCGCCCAGATGGGTGTCATGCAGTCGGTGACCGAGCTCGCCAGAGATACCGGCGCAACGGTGATCGTGATGCACCACGCCAGCGACAAGTCGTGGGATGCGAGGACTGATCCTTGGTCACCTCCTTCTCGCGATCAGGTCAAGGGTGGTCTATCCGAGAAGCCTGAGCTGTCCATCTCTGTCGCTCTCGACCCGAACAGCCTCAACTTCAACGTCGCTGTCATCAAGCAGCGCATGGGGCCGCAGGACCCCACCGCCAAGCGGTGGACCACCCTGCGATGCGAGCCGTCTCTGACGCGGTTCCACCGGGTCGGGAACGTCATCGTCAACTAAGGGAGAGTGTACTGTAGATATGAGCAAGATGCAAGGCAAGATCGAGGTTCAGTTCGGAGATCAGGTCGAGGTTATTCGGTACCTCAGTGACAGCAAGAACATCTACCTGGACCTCCACCTCGGCAGCGAGGAGGCTCACGCCTTCGTCGTCCTCAAGCCGAAGCAGGCCCGCAAGATCGCCAAGATGCTGAAGCAGGCTGCGAAGCCGGTCAGCGTTCCGAAGCCGAGGCTCTGATGGGCTGGCTCCAGGCGGGCATCCGCTGCTGGTGGTCAGACCTGCTGGAGACCCAGTGCGGTCACTGCCTCGGCCAGTGCACGACCACGGGCGAGGTGATCGAGTGACGTGGTACTACGAGCCGTCTCCTCAGAACCGCCAGCAGGCCATCGGCCTTCGACGGATCTACAACGCCTTCACTGAGGCGGGCTTCACCGACGAGCAGGCCATGGAGTTCGTGGTCCTGCTCCTCGACCGGGCGCTGGACTCGTGATCGTCACCGCCGGCCTCGACCTGTCACTCGCGAGCACTGGTCTCGCGGTGGCGGTCGACGGCGAGGTGGCGCTCATGGGCAACATCAAGTCGAGCGGCAAGAGGGGCGACAAGCACGGCGACTACATGCCGCGCATCATCTCCATGGCCGAGCAGATCAACGACTGGCTGGCAGATGCGTACGCACAGCTCGGGGGCATCGACCTCGCAGCGATCGAGGCTCCCTCGTTCAACAGCCGCTTCGGCAACCCGCACGAGCGGGCTGGCCTGTGGTGGAAGGTCTACGAGTACCTGTGGACCGGCGAGGTTCCGATCGAGACGATCGCCCCCGCCAGCCGAGCGAAGTTCATCACCGGCAGCGGCAAGGCCGGCAAGGACGAGGTGCTCGCTACGGCCAGGGCCAAGTGGGGCGAGGACATCGAGAACCACGATGTGGCCGATGCCGTGGGCATGGCGATGTGGGGGCAGGAGCAGATCGCCCTTGGCTAGACGTTCCTTCGCAGCGCCGAGCGACTTCGAGCGCGACAAGAGCAAGCCCAGCCTCGAATCCCTGCTCGACCACTACGCCGTGGACTACAAGCCGCGAACCTCTAAGATGGTCCGCTGCCCCATCCATGGCGACATCTCAACACCGTCCTGCTCGGTGAACCTCGACAAGCAGGTTTGGAACTGTCACTCATGCGGCTCAGGCGGTGACGCTTGGT